TTTTTTTTTTTTTTTTTTTTTTTTTTTTTTTTTTTTTTTTTTTTTTTTTTTTACCTTTTTTTTTTTTCTCTTTTTTTTTTTATGGGAACCTTGGTTCCCCTATGACCCCTCCTTTATTTACCCATCCTTTATTTTATATTCATTTCAAATGTATTATGTATTTTTGAACGATTTTGGGTTTTTGAAATTTTTTTTAAGTTATCAAGTATTTTATTATAAGTAACCTTTATTCTTTGCATTTTTATATTTTTTTTTTCTTGGACTGCTTCTTCATGGATTATTTTAATATCATCTACTTTTTCTCCATTTTTAATACTTGAAACAATTTTTCTTCTTTTATAACAACATGTATTACAAATACATCCATGATCAAGATAATGATTTCTTTGAATAACATTATAATATTGATTCTCGTTAGTTATTTCTTTATAAAAATTATACTTTTCCAAAGAAAACGGTTCAACAAATGTCATACTTTTTTTTAATTCCCATTTACTTAAATAAATTTGTTTTTCATTTTCTGAATTATAATAATTAAAATATTTACATTGTACAATAGTTTCCAGTAAATTAAAAGGAATTTTATATTCTTCATTGAATTTTCTATAAACTTCACCAATCAATTTATTTTCTGTTTGATAATCTTTAACAATTACTATCTCCAAATTTAAAATATTACTTAATATTGATCCCCAGTCATTGGAGTCACATAAACGTAATTTAATATATTTAACATTATTTTTTTCTACCAATAAATATTTTTTATTAAAGTCAAAAGATTCAGGAATGTTTATATCATATTTATCAAAAAAATAATCACCCATTCCTAAATAGTAAAACAAAGAATTAAAACGTTTTATCAAAAGTTCTATTTTATAATTAACAATATTATTATCAGTTGTATTGAAATGATATGAAGTAAGTAACTCAAAATATTCGGATATTTTTCTCTCTATAGGACTTCTATAAACATCAATTATATACACACTTTTACCAATTGAAGCATTATAATTTATCAATTCATTAACGGTTATATTGTTATTATTTTTTATACCTGTAATAATAGATAACATGTTTTCATCATGAATATGTAATACATTTACTTTTCTTGCACATGACATACGAAACGATGTTACTAATGTAGTTGAACCAACCTTTGGAGGAGTATAAATAAATACCAAAACATTTTTATTTTTAATAACATCATTGTTGAAAATTGAATCATTAAATTCTTTAATATATTCTAATCTATTATCATTCATTGTTATGTTTATAATTTATAAATTTATAAATATTTAAAAATTATAATGTATTTTATATTAATTTATGGAAGCAATCGTTGCGTTTGATATTAAAAAAGGAATTTCTAAAAATGGGATATTACCTTGGAATGTTAAAGAAGACCTACAACATTTTTATAATAAAACAAAATGTAATATTATTATTATGGGTAGAACAACTTATTTTTCTATCCCTGAAAAAAAGAGGCCATTAAAAAATAGACTAACCATTGTATTAACGAGAGAGCCTAGCAAATATAAAGAAATAGTAGATCAATATAGAAATGTATTGTTTACAGATGATGAAAATATATACGAAAATATTTTATTATTTCCTAATAAATATAATGATACATATCCAGTATTGGATAAGTTTTTTAAAATTTTTTTTATAGGTGGAAATGAAATATATAAAAAATATATTCCATTATGCAAAACATTATGGGTTACACAAATGAAACAAGATTATACTTGTGATTTATTTTTTGATTATAATTTAGAAGACAAAATTTGTGAAGAAAAAGTATTTGAAAATGACAAATGTAATATATTTAAGTATGTAGTATTATAGAATTTTATAATATTATTTATTTTCTTAATGCGTAAATACCAATTTTTATTTTACTCTATTATACATTATATAAAATGAACAAAAATAATTTAGAAAAAATACCTACAATATGTTTTATCACAATGTGTAAAAATGAGGAGCATTGTATTGAAAAAACTTTAGAATCAGTATACAAATATATTGATTATTGGATTGTATGTGACACAGGTTCAACAGATAATACTTGTGATATAGTGAAAAATTTTTTTAGAGAAAAAAATATACCTGGAGAACTTTTTATAGATGAATGGAAAGGTTTTGCTATAAATAAATCATTAATGTTTGAAAGAGCTTATAATAAAACTGATTTTGTTCTACATTTAGATGCCGACGATTTTTTAGTTGGTAATTTCAATAAAGAATTGTTGATTCAATCAAAAGACGATATTTATGATTTTAATTATATTAGAGGAAGTATTAAATTTAAAACTAGTAGTTTATACAATAACCAAATAAAATGGAAATATATAGGAGTTGCACACAATTTAATTAAATGTGTTGATAAATATAGTTTATCTAGATCAAGTATATTTATAACAGATGATCTATGGGTTGATAACAATGAAAGAGGTTCAAGAAAGTTTGATCCAAACAAATATATAAATGATGCATTAAAACTAAAGGAGCAGTTTTTTGAAACTTTATTTGACGACCCTGATGATTTAATGTATCGTTCTGTTTTTTATACAGCACAAAGTTATATGGATTCAAAATATTACAAAGAAGCAATACAATGGTATACATTATTTACTAAACTTAAGAACACATGGGATGAGGAATTTTTTGAATCTAATTTAAGGATAGCATTATGTATGATGGGATTGGGCTTTGATGAAGAAAAAATTAAAACACAAATTCATAAAACTATTGACATTTTTCCTGACAGAGCTGAACCTTATTATCTTATAGGTAAATACTATAATGATAAATCGTTTTGTGAAATGGGGTATTATTATTTAAAGCTAGCTAGCAATAAAAACTTATATGAAGTATCAAAAAAATATACACTTTTTGTAAATAAATTTAATTATGGAAAATATGTAAACGATGAATTATCTGTTGCGTGTTATTGGACAAATAGGTTAGAAGAAGGCTACATGCTATTAAATGAAATTATTGATGACGATGATTTTAAAGACAACAAAGAAAGATTGTTGAAAAATAAATTTCATTTCATAAATAAAATGTCTAAAAAATAAATATTATTTATTTTCTATGACGTCTTGTTCTACGTCCGTGTTTTTTTACTTTACGAGTATAGCGACGTGTTTTTCTACCCTTAATACTCTTCTTTGATTTTTTTGTATACTTACGTCTTCGTGATCCACCTACTTTTGTATCATTTCCTTTCTCGTTTAATTTTTCATAATCATCATCGTCTGCAAATGTAGCGTCATCTTCTTCTAGTATATCTATTTTATAGTCATCACTAGATTCATTTTTATCTTTATTTTTATCTTTATTTTTATCTTTATCTTTACCTGATTCTAAATAATCTACCTCTTCATCAAATGATCTTCTGTCTCCAAATCCTTGTTCAGTTAAATCTAATGATGCATCGTAGTCAATACCATTTTCGGGATCTGCGCCACCTTTTTTCTTACATAAACGACACTTACAACCTCTTTTATGATTATATCCATGACCACCTTTTTGCATTGATGATTCTGCTGTCGGTGCTTGTTGATAAAATGCTGGCGTTATTAAATTTTTCATTTAATATATATATTATATATATTAAATTACACTAAAGATTATTTTATTTATGATATTTATAACTTTGAACGTGGAGGTCTACCTCTACCTCTACCTGAATTGGTTGTAGTTGTTGATTGTCTATTAGGAACCCCAGATACCCTTTTTGAAACCATTGTCCATGATTTACTATCTAAAGTTTGAGATTGTATTGACTCAGGTAAAGTAGTCATTTCGGGTTGTACCTTTTGTTGTCTAGGTAATTTGATTGGTTCAAAACATTCGTTATCATCACCTGAACCAGTCGTTGTTCTATAACTATTTCTTGCAACCTTTAATTCATGTCTTGTTTCACACATTAATTTACCACCTTTAATTCCGCCAACATTTGATGCTTGACATTCATGAGTACTATTTTCTACATTAATTAAACCGAATTCAATATATTCACCTTGAACCAAATATTTGTATTGTTGATTTGAGACATTAATAGAACTATGATGAACAAAAATATCAGTTCCTGACTTTTCACCATCAGTAATTGTAATAAAACCATAGCCTGCCTTATTATTGAACCATTTAACACGACCAATCAAACGAGAATCAGTTTTTGTTTCTGGTGAAGTTGTAACATCGCTAGTAGATGACATAATTATAATTAATTATAATAACTTACCTTTATATTATTTTATCATTATTTATATTTTAATCTAACCTATCCTATATATATATATGATACTCTAATTGTTATCATAAATGTAATAAATATGAGACAGTACAAACCGTTCAATATCCTGAGGATTAGATATATTTATATCTTCAAGTGATATGTTGATCAAATCTAATATTTGAATATTATTTTCCTCTATGTAATCATAAACAGGTTTCATACTAAATTGCTCATTTTTCTTTAAATCCTTTATCAAGATTTTACATTCACTACAACAAGTAATTAAATAATTAAAAATCATTTTACAAATTTGTATTAATTTTGCGTCTTTTAGGTTAACGGCTTTTTTATATAATACTTCCAAAAAATTAAAAATACTTTCAATATAATCTTTTGATTTTTCAAAAGTCATTTATAATATTCAAAAGATTTTTTAATTTCATTTTTGTACTTATTCAATTTTCTTATTCATTTTTTATCATATTAACCAAATTTTACAAGTTCTTCTCTAAAACTATCTATATAATTTTCATAGTAAGGTCTCTCCTCAAATTCAAGAGTTCTAATTTTTTCATAAAAAACCAATAACACGTTTGGTATATCTTTTTTTCTATTAATTATTTCTTTTTTACTTTTAATAAAATTGTTTTCTGTTTCAAAATTATCAAAATCAATTTCAATTTCGTTTTCATTTTTATTTTTGTTAATCCATTCTAATTCACCAAAATAAAAATAAATTAGCATATATGCTAGCGATTCTAAATCATCTCGTCTACTTTGTTCACAAAAATTATGTGTATTAATACTTGCAAAATTAAGAGTTCCCATAAATTTATTTTTATATTTAAAATCAATGTGTTTATCATTTATTACATAAGGTTTACTCAATCCAAAATCAATCAAAAAAACCTTTGTTGGTTTATGTAAACTTAAAAGAAAATTTTCTGGTTTAATATCTCTATGAATAAACCCAATATCATGTATTTTCATTAAAATATTCAAAATATTTATTCCAATTTGTAATACAATTTTCAATGACAAGTTTTTGGAATTATATAATAATTCTTGTAAAGATTTTCCAAATAAATCAATCACCATATAGTAATACAAATTGTCTTTACCATACCATTTAATTTTTGGCACCCCCTCCACATTTACAAGTAATTTGTAAATAGTAGATTCGTGTTTTAGTAATTTTAATTCATCTATGATAGGTTCTATTTTAATTGCTACCTTTTCATTTGTTCTAATATTAATCCCTTCAAAAATGGATCCAAAAGAACCATTTCCTATTTTTTGTAGTAATTTATATTTATTACCTATTATATTTGTATCATTCATATTATAATATATTTGTAATTTTTTAAATCGTTGCAATAAAAACAATTATACGTACAAAGATTGATTTGTAACAACATATTTCAATGTCATTAAAGGAATTTCTTTTAATTTACTCAATAATGACATATTACCAAATAATTCTGCTATTTTTTCTAGCTCACTGCAAATATTGTTGATTTTTAATAGCGCTTTTACAAATTCGCCCAAAAATATTTCTTTTTCATCTGCCAATTTTTGTAAAACCAATTTACATTCTTGATCATTTTCACAGTAGCACCATTTATCTACATAATTAATTAAATCATAATGAAAAATATATTCAATGCCTGAATTTATATTCAAATTGTTTTCTTTTGTAATATAATCATTGTACATATTTTTTACTTTAAAAATAACTTCTTTAACATTAATATCATCTGTTTTTGGAATATAATTTTTATATTCATCTTTTACAACAATATTGGTAAGACAACTTAATAACATGACTATTTGTATTGAATTCAATTTATCAAAAACATTTTCTTCAAAAAGTTGTGCAAAAACGAGACAATGAGTTTCTTTTAAATGAGTTGCAATCATACCTCGCACAGTAAGTTTGATTGTCGGTTCATCTGGTTCTTTTTTTTCAGTTTCTGTTTGAACAAAACCATCATCTTGCAGCAAATTAATGATTGTTTGTACATTATTGTCTATGTATTTTTCAACAAAATTGTATTGTTCTTGTAAGTCATCAATTCTTTTTAATTTTTGATTATATTTTTCCACCTTTACTTTATCAAATTCCAGGTTAACATACTGGTCTCTAATATGTTCAATTTGTCTTTCAATTTCCTTTCGCTTTTTATTAACCGATGTTTTTTGTAATTCTATTAATTTGAAATATTCATCTACTACTGTCACTGGTGTTCTAATCGTTTTAAAAGATTGTTCTAATGTGTCTAGGTCGGTATGTTCTTTTGAAATGGCATAGTATATTTCTTTCAATTCGTTATCCAAATCTTCCTTTACCATACTTTTTCTCGCAAAATTAATAAAGTTATTATCGCCGATATCTATTAAATTTAAAAGGAGATTGTATGAAATTTTGAATTTTGATTTCAATGTTGGTGGTTTTCCACTCATCATAGTTTTATAACTTGTCATTGTATCTACATTCCTGAACAAATTATTTAAATGGATCACATGTCCAACTACATCTAACCCTAATCTACCTGCTCTACCGGCAGCCTGTGTGTATTCATGAGAATATAACATTCTGTTATTTTCTCCATCAAACTTACAAACATCTGTAAAAATTGATGTTTTTACAGGCATATTAATACCAACACTCATTGTTTCTGTGCAAAACAATAATTTGATGAATCCTTTTGCAAATAATAATTCAACCATTTCTCGTAAAACAGGTGTAACTCCACTATGATGAATTGCTATACCCTTACGCAAGAGCGCAACCATGTTGACATATTCCGGAAGATGTAAATATTCTTGAAAGTTTGGTAATTTACGTATAATTTGTTCGCATTCACGGTCAATAATATACGGTGTTTTATTATCAAATTCCAATAAATTTGTAGTAACTTCATTTGCACAAACTTCTAATTGTTTTCTTGAAAACACGTAACACAATGCTGGTAACATTTCATTATCAACTAAATGTTTTGTTACTTGATTCAATATATGTTGTCGCTTCACCCTGACATTGTTATTTTCAAATAATTTCATCATTTTATTCATTTTCATGTATTGCAACTCATCAAATTCCCCTTTGGAATTCTGTAAAACAAATGGTTTATTGATCATTGATTTAATTTCTTCTTGAACCGCTTTATCTTTGATCGCCTTAAAAATACCAGTTGTTGTAGTTATAAATCCATAATGAGTCAACGGGACTGCTCTGTCTTTTTTTGATGCCAAATAAACTACTTTTTCAGGATTGTCTGTATGAATACCTTTATTTTCAAGCCAAAGTGCAAACCGTTCAGGGTTGTCTAGAGTCGCAGATAAACCAATCATTTGAATATGTTTTGGCAGCAACATGATACATTGCTCCCATACATGTCCTCTAGCAGGATCATTTATCATATGAATTTCATCAAAAACTACACAACCTAGTTCATTCTCAATATCCATCTCAAAAGAAATACTTGAATCAGGTAGTTTACTCTCATTATTACTTTTAATTTGAAATAACTTATTTAATAAAATCTCAGTTGTCATTATAAGAACATCAGCATCTGGGTTTGTTTTTATATCACCTGTTATCAAACCAATACTGATGTTTTTGTATTTATTAGTAAAATCATAAAACTTTTGGTTACTTAATGCTTTTATAGGTGTTGTATAGATAACTTTCTTACCCTTAGAATGAAAATAATCAATTGAAAACTCGCCTGGAAGCGTTTTACCACTTCCCGTTGGAGCTGTAGCCAAAATATGGTTACCTTCTACAATAGCTTCTATAGAATACTTTTGAAAAATATGCAAAGGATATTCATATTTTTCAAAATAACATTTATATTTTTCCTCACTTTCTTTTGGATATGATGTTAAACTGCAAACTTTTACCATTACGTTGTTATCTATAATGGTGTGTTGTGTTTAAGCTATTTATTTTAAACATATTATGCGAAGGATTACATACCCTTTCTCTTTAAGTTGTTTGGGAAAAAGAAGATGTATTTAACCAAAAATTACGCAAAGCGATACATATGAATGTCCATAAAAATATTTGTATGCCAAAAGATTTTAGAGAGAAATGTCCTGATTGTGAAGAATATAATTCAAAAAAATAGTCAATATAATAAAATTGTTTATGAGGCAATAGGAGGTAAAGGTGATGATGATTATAATAAAGACACAAAGATTATCAAGAAAATAGCGAAAAATATTATTATTGATAAAATATCAAACAATGTGTAAAAATAGATAAACTTTAATAAAATATATAGTATAATATGACTAGTAAACAAATAATTAGTGAAATTCCTAGTAGGGATGCTTTTTTTCACTTATTAAATAATAATCCTGGTTTAATTGTACTGAAATTAGGCGCCGAATGGTGTGGACCATGCAAACAAATTAAACATGTAGTTCATGCTTTTTTTGCAACATCACCTTTAGATGTTGTTTGTGGTGATATTGATGTAGATCACAGTTTTGATTTTTATTCTATGTTGAAAAGTAAGAAAATGGTTAATGGTATTCCTGTAATGCTTTGTTATAAAAAAGGTAATGAAACTTTTATTCCAGATGATATTATTACTGGATCGGAACCTAGTGGCCTTGATGCATTTTTCAAACGTTGTGGTAACCATTTAAATGATGTGCGAATTAAGTACCCAAAAATACAAGGTAAAAAATAAAAATGGCTTTAGTATTGGAATTATGAAATTATATTATAATTTATTTATATAATATAATTATATAGTATTATATTATTATGAAACCATTTGTAAATTATATTATACTTTTTGTAATACTAATAGTTGTTGGAGTACTTTACTATCGTTACGAAAATAAAAGAATGTCTCAAGAAAATGAAAACAATATGGAAACTATTCGTAAATATTTATTAGACGATACAACTTTAGCCAAGAGTAAAAAACCAATATTATGGATTCATGTTCCATATGAGTATAATTCAAGAAATTGGTTAAATTTCGGTTCTAGAAGCTCTTTTGATTTAAATCAACCCTATCTATATTTAACTGTAAAGTCTATTATTCAACAATGCGACACATCTTTTACAATTTGTTTGATTGATGATAATACTTTTTACAAGTTAATACCCGGTTGGACTATTGATATGAACAGAATTTCATCTCCAATTTCAGATAACATGCGAATGCTAGGAATTATGAAATTAATATACATGTATGGTGGAATGTTGTGTCCAATTTCTTTTTTATGTATTAAAGATTTATTACCTTTATATGAAAAGGGTACATCAGGAAACAAAATGTTCCTCTGTGAAACAGTTAATCGTAATATTACATCTACAGAATATAATTTTTATCCTAATTTAATATTTTCTGGAGCAACAAAAGAATTGCCAATTATTGGAAATTTGATTGAATTTATGCAACGAATTATTTCTAGAGATTATACAATTGAATCTCAATTTTTGGGTGATTTTAATAGATGGTGTGAAGCTCGTATTAAAAACGGAGAGATTAATATAATTGATGGTAAAGAAATTGGAACAAAAACTATGGATAATAAAACCGTATTAGTTGATGATCTTTTATCAAATAATTATTTGAATATTTATACACAAACTTATGGTATTTACATTCCTGCATATGAATTATTACAGAGACATCATTATAATTGGTTTTGTAGAATGTCTGAAAAACAAGTTATGGAGTCCGATACTATATTAGGTAATTATATTTTAGTAACTATTTCAGAAGGAGGTAAACATATACTAGAACCACTTAGCGTTAAACCACGTGGTTGGGTAGGGTTCTGGAAAACACCATTGTATCCAGGATTATATGGTCAAAAACCAAACTTTTTGGGCGACAATTTGCATATGGTAAGATATACTGGTAGATAAATTAGATAAATTAACTATAAATAGCGGAAACCATACGAGAGCCATTATTACGTGCATAATTGCTATAATCATAATCATATACAGCAAAACAACGAATTAAAAAACGATCTGTTCCATCATACTTTGGATAAAATTGGGACCTGCCATGTACAGCGCGCGTGTTATCTATTAATATAATTTCCATACTTTGTAAATTATGTTGAATGCGATACTTATAATAAATATTGATGATTTTTTTCATTAAATGTTGTGCTTTTTCTGTGGTCCCAAACATTAAATCTTGATCAAAAACCAGTTTTGGATCATTTTCATCTCCAGAGATTATTGGAAAAGGTCCACGTATATCACCCTCAATGAAATCATTTGAATTCAACCTAAATGACAAATCTACTCCTGTTTTCCATAATGGTAAGCGAAGCATTTCTCTCTCTTCATTATCCATGTGTTCCAAAATATAATTTACAGGTAATATATATGTTTGTGCTAGTGGATCACCGCGAATACAAGCTAAACTTAAAATATCTGGACGTAATTTAGAAAAAGCTTGTTCAGTATGAATTTCTAATTCTGTATTACTACCAACACTCGTTTGTTCATTTTCCATTTTTTTTATTGGTACAACATCTTGAAATAATCTTCCATATCCTTCTGCTTCATATGATATCATTTCACCAATACTATTAATTAATATGCTTTGTATACGTGCTAATAAAGTAGATTCGCCTATTTTATTGTTATTATTATCAGGTGTACTTGGTAACAATGTAGATATTGGAAAATGTAAAGATAATTCAATAGAATCAAAAGAAATATTTTTAATTAATATAAATCCTGCTTCTGTTCCATTTTTTGCGAACGTTTCCAAAAATTTTTTAATTCTTTGCGGAATTTTATTTGAACAATTTTTTGTTTGTATACAAAATAATTCTGGGTCTACAGACGGTTCTGTAGTTATTTGAACTGCTAAATCAATTAATATTTTATTTTCTTTATTGGTAATTTTAATAATATGTTTATTCAAATTTTTTTTAGATGTATAATGTTTAGTTTGCATTGGTTAGAGTTTATTTATAATTTAATAATTATAAATAAAAAAAATAAATAATACAATTTCAATTATACCCATGAAGATTTAAATTGGGTCGCTCCTGTGGAGCGGCATTTAAATTCGTCACTGGTAACGGTGTAAAATAAATGGTTCGGTCACAAATAAACTTTATATAAATTCAATGTTTCTTTTTCCTAAAAAATATAAATTGCATAATAAAAATATTATATTGTCATTTTTTCTTCTAAGGTATAAATTTTATGTTCTAATTTTTCATTATTAATTTTTAAACTATTGACTTCAATTTTCAAATTTTGTATTTCATTGATTAAAATTGGTATCAATCCAATATAATTGATTGTTTGGATATCGTCACCGTCTTTTACACCAGTTACTAATTCAGGATAATAATATTGTAATTCATGAGCTAATAAACCAATATCTTGTCTCTTGGTTTGTTTATTTACATAAGTGATTGGTTTCAAGTAATCAACTTTAAATTTATTATCTAATGCCTTTATATTTTCTTTAATACGATAATCGGATGTAACATTATAGATTGGAGAATTTACTGAGTTTACTGCATAAACATCTCCTACATATAAATCATTCCAAATTAAACTGTTTCCTTTGGCAACATCTCCACTAAAACCTAAATTGTATGTATTATTTGCATATGGAACAATGTTATAAGTAGAAAATAAATAGTTTGTTGAACCTGCCCCTGGGCCGGTTAATCCATTAAATGTAAACACGTTAGGACCACTTGGACCAGTGTAACCAGTAGCTGAAAAACCTGCAGCGCCTTGAGGGCCTGTTGGACCAGTGTAACCTGTGAAACCGGTTGACCCAAAACCTTGAGGGCCTGTTGGACCCGTAAAACCTGTACGACCCGTTGGTCCAGTAAAACCTGTGAAACCTTGAGGACCTGTTGGACCAGTAAAACCGGTGAAACCAGTTGGACCTGTTGGACCTGTACGACCAGTTGGACCTGTGAAACCGGTGAAACCTGTTGCACCAGTAAAACCTGTGAATCCTGTTGGTCCTGTGAAACCAGTGAATCCTGTTGCA